GACGCAGACGTACCAACAAATAACCTATGGGCGCCGTAACCGACAACACCGTCGAAACGTTTGCTGCCCTCCACGCAGGCGGGCGGATCGCCGTCAACTACGGCGGCATCCGCCCCTACGTCGGCGCTAACGGGGAACCACTCGACGCCGAAGGTGAACCCTACGAGGACACCATCAGAGACCACCTGGCCGACGAGCCACCCATCGGGGTGTACCCGTTGTTCCTCATGGACGACAAGCCAGGGGTATGGCATGTCAACTGGTGCGCCGTCGATCTCGACGACGGCGAAGGGGACATTGTTCACGCCCGCAACCTCCGAACGTTGCTTCACAAGTTTGGAGTAACAGCATTCATTGAGCGTTCCCGCTCGAAAGGATTCCACATCTGGGTGTACCTACAGAAACCAATGCCAGCAACGCTGGCCAGGGAATCAATGATTGGTGCATGCGAAATGGTTGACGTACCAACCGTCGAGGTGTACCCGAAACAAACAACACTGGAGGGGCAGGGGTATGGCAACTGCTTGCTGCTGCCGTACCCGAACATGCGAAACCCAGGTCGACAAGAGGTGCTTGACACGGACGACAACCCGTTGTCGTTGGAGAAGTTCACCGAGACAGCATGGGCGACCCGTGCGGCAACGTACTCGATACAAACCGTTCACTCGCTATACCGTGAACGCCACGTTAGGAAAGTAAACGAGTTCCTCAACGAGACGGGTGTCGGCGGGATCAAAGGCCGAGACGACAAAAACTTCAAGTTTATAGCCAGACAAATATGGGACGGCGACGTTCAGGAAGACAGATCGAGCGCCCTGTACGCTTTCGCTTGTTCCCTGTTCCGTCAAAACTATCGAGACGACTCTGTGTTTCGTTGGTCTGCTGCCCTCGATGAGAAGATCGGTAAGTTTGTTGGCCGCAACGACCGTGAGAAGCGGCTGCAGGAACTGGTTACCCACGCCAAGTTTGATGTTGAACACCCCCGCCCCCAGGAGGGCCACTGATGTCTCCCAACCCGAAGACCCACAAGTTTACTGTTCGCACCTCTCCCAGGGTCAAGGGGCGCCCCCGTTTTGCACGGGGGCGCACGTACACACCGAAGTCGACCACTGATGCGGAACAGATCATTGCTAAGGCGTACAGAGGGCCGAAGTTTGAGGGTCCAGTGTCGTTGTCGTGCGTCTTCCAGAAAGACAAGATACTTATTTCGTTGACACCGTTGGAGGTGGAGAAGTCGCCGCTTCGAGGCGACGTATCCAACTATCTGAAACTGGTTGAGGACGCTTTGAACGGGTTGGCTTACGACGATGACCGCCAGGTTCATCGTCTGGTGGGGAGGAAGCAGTGACCGAACGCAACCAGCCCGTTTCACACACGGTCACCGTGTCTCCGCATGAGATCGAACTGCTGATCGACGGTCTGGTCACGATGATGCAGGACATGTACGGGTACGCAGGTGATGTGGCCCCGATTGTGGCCGACAATCGGCGTCGCCACCGTGACAACTTGGAGGCGTTGCGTCAGCGGTTACGGGACGAGTTGACGAAAGAGGACAACCAAGGCTTCACGGTTATTCCGTTGTCATCAGATGACATCAAGGACATGACGGCCGACGAGGTGATGGCGGTGCTGAGGCGCACGTACACTGGGCACGGGCGAACATGACTGACGCAATGATCGTTACTAATGCACGTTACCTACGACTCGTTGATCTGGAATCCAATCGGATACCACCCCAATGAACCTAGAAGTCACCAACACCGAACGATGGCTCATACTACGCTCACTACGCCGACTAGCCACCGACAACAACACCAAAATCGCATTAGAAGCACAACAACTACTAGACAGACTGAAGGAACCCGACGATGTCGACCCCGTTCAATAAACAATCGTTTACTCAACGACTGGAAGCAATGGGAGACGAAGCCGAAGGCGAATACGAACGACACAACACCCACTGGGTCAGATACGGACTGAACCGACCAGACTTCCCCGTTCACCACCTCCCCGACGTTGTCCGCTACACCCCCGACTACCTGCAAGGACCCCCCAACCAACGCCTCGTTGAAGTCCTGGGCACAGGACGCAACGGCGTCAAACTCAAACTAGAAAAGATCGCAGCACTCGCAGTGTGGAACACAATGATGCCAGTGTGGCTGTGGATCTGGTCAACGCCGAAACAGGACTTCACCGAGATTCTGTACGCCGACCTGGTTCGTATCATCAATAAAGAAGATGTGCCTTTGGGAAAGTTCAGCGAAGGCAAAGCGTACTTCAACGTGCGGCCATCGCTTCTGCGATGGGCCGCTGATGGCGGCTAAAGGAAAGAAGGGAACATGGGCAGCGGACCCCCAGATTCTCGACGGCACCATTGCCGCCACAGACAAAGGTTCACGCTCTCCCCGCCCGTGGCAAGAACACCGAGCGTTGACCACCTACGAGGCGTTGATGACATGCCCGCCAGGAGTCGCTCCGCTCGAAAGCCTGCTGGAACAAAACGAAATCAGAGAAGTTGTCGCCGACGCTTTTGACACGTTATCTGACGACGACATGTGGATCTACCACATGTTGTGCAACGTGAAGATGAGTTTGAGGTTCACGGGTAGAGTCATTGGGATTCCCAAAACGACGCTGGCGCGTCGCCGAGACAGCATCATCGACTCTCTCAACGTTGAACTGCGGCGGCATCCCGCCATCAAGAGACGCTTAGGACTCTAAGTCGAAATCTGTGGTGCCGTACATGGCGACACACTGCTCGATCATCCCAACCATGCTGTTGACCCAATCCAACACCTTGGCTAACGCCATCAGGTTTCCGTCGTCGGCATCGTGCCATGCGCCAACAAAGTCGCAGGCATCCTGACCGCTGAAAACGAGAAGAACCCCCAACTGGTTGGCATCCCACGATGCGTGAGTGCCGTCATGCATGTCGAGAAGATGCCGTGAACGGCTCAGGTTCTCAGCGACCTCTGTTTCGATGTCGCCGCCCTCGCACGCCAGGAAGTGATCCCACTTAGCGTCGAAGTCGACCTCGTCCATTACGACAACTGGTCCCGAGCAAACGTCTTCACGACACTCAGCGTAGCAGCCGCACCTGCTATAGCGGCGGACTCCCACGATCCCAGTTCAGAAACCACGAATACACTTAGGAACGCCTGGACAAAAGTCCACGCTGCCCGTTCAATCATGTTACCCATATGCCTAGTCCTCACTTGCCGAATGGACGGCCGTTGGAATGCTGATTAGCCAACATCATGCCCCGCAGCCGATCAGCCTGATCGGCACTACGGGGCACCGTCCCTTCGGGCGCGGATGCAGCATCAGGTGCTGCCACTGGTTCCTCATTGCCCACTTCGGGATCAGAGTTCATACCCATAGGTCACCCTGTCCCGCTACGCCCCGAACAAAGCAGACCAAGTCTGCCAATCAATAACCCCATTGGCCTTCAACCAGCCCTGATCCGACTGAAACTTCGACACCGCAGCCGCTGTACGCCTCCCATAGATGCCGTCAGCCACCCCAGGGGCATACCCACGGGCGCTCAGATGCCTCTGAGCGACCCTGACAGCCTCTCCACGGCTCCGCCGCAACCTCGACAAGGGTTTCCCCCTCACCTCCCCCTCTAAGGCCCTCAAATAGGCCACAATCGACTCATAGTCGATCTTCGACGGATCACCTACGGGTTCCTCCGCCCCAGAAGTCAACCAATCGTACAACCAATCACCAGGACAAGTCGACGCCGACAAATCCCGATGCCCCTTTACCCACAACTTGCCCCCATACCTACTCTGCACATCATCAATCACAGCCTTGATCGAAACCAACGCTGCATCCGACACAGGCTCAAATCCCCAACCAATGAAACACACCGACTCAGACTTAGAGTTCCAATCTTTCGTCGCAGCCGCACGCACCTTCGCACCACGGCCCTCAAAAATAGTACCCGACGCATCCACCAACCAGTTGTAGGCAATACCATCCCACCCCTTAGTGTCCATGTGGTAACGTTCAAACGACCTAACCGCAGAAACACCAGAAGGACCATTCCTGACACCACTATGATGAACAACAATCCCCTGAACCCGCTTAGAAACCAATGGCCTAAAACGGCTACGAGGAGGGCGCGCACGCCACTCCACCCTGTCAACAAACTTCATCGCAACCTCAGTTCAATGTCGATCAAATCACGCATCTTCTCATTGAAAGCCTTATCGTCTCTCAACAACTGGTTGCGTGTCTCACGCGGATCCACAACCCGCACCTGAGTACCAAACACAACCGATACCGTCGTCGACGCCACACGGCGAGAATATCTCGACTCGTTCGGCAACAACCGACGGAACCTAGCCATAAACGGCATCCACCCATCCATCTGATAGATGTCATGGTCACGCATCTTCCACGTACCACTCTTGTTTTTCTTCGCCTTGCCGATAGAAGCCAACGCCTCCATTAGGAACGGCACCCTGGCGTACACAGGCGGCACCTGCTGATAGCGGCCACTGAACGGCAAATCCGCAAAGAACTGTTTCTTCGCCCAGATCTCCAAAGGCAAACGTACGGGAGGGGCAGCCGACTCGGCAAACACCCTCGTAATCGACGTTGGTTCCTTCACCAACCTGTTCAAATCACGGAACGGCAAATCAGGAATCCAATACGTCTGATAGTCGTTGATCTTCCACGGCAACCTGATCCCCATGTTCTCCAAGAAATAGTCAGGAACAACACCTTTCTGCTCCGACGACGATTCCATGTTGCCCTTCAACTGCTGCAACCTGCCCCATGCCCTGGGATGCTTCCCCAACGACTCCACCAACACAGGTACCACGTTCTTCTGCCAAGTCCAGAACGGAATGACCCGACGAGCCTTGCGCTCCGTCGGCGTCAAATCGGCATAGTTGAACTGCAGTTTATAGACAGCCCCCGCAGCCTCATCCAACGAACCACCCTTCTGCAACACATCAAACGCCAACGACCCACGCAACACAGTTTCCATCTGCTCATTAGCAGACCTGACAGCACGGAACGGAGCAAACTCCGTGGAGAACGGATTGAACACAATGTCAACAGGGTTGCCCGTGATAGGCATCTTTGTTTCCTTCACCAAACGAGTAGCCACAGCCCGCTCAACCTCAGTGATGACCTGACCGCCGCCAGTGATCCCCGAATCCAACACACGTTTGATCTGACGCAACTCGTTGATGTCGACCTTCGCCCCAAACCCAACTCTCAACGTCGACTTTGGTGAACGAGCCAAATCTTCGATCAGCAAATCCATGCCAGCCAAATACCCAGCCTCGCCGCCACGCTTTATCGCCTTGAAATATGTTCCAGCAAACTTGTTTGTCGCCCCCAACTCCATGCCCCCAAACGCATACGACATCCACGACCCACCGAATCCGTTACGCAAAACAAAGCCAGGGGTCGCTACCGCCTGCGCTTTCCAGTAGTTGAGAAACTGGTCGTACCATTTGAAAAACCCAGAGAAGCCGCCGCTAGTGCGCTGAACATCGAACAAACTGTTCAACATGTGAAACATGGCAGCCCGCTGATCGGCATCACCAGGAGCGGACCACCCCGTCGACCACCGACGCAACTCACTGTTCGGCCCCCACTGGTCGGCGTACGCCTCAGTCATCGCCGACTGGTACCCATCCCGCGTTCGACGATTGTCGAACGCCCGCAACGCCTTCTGAAACTCTGTCGCCGCATCCTGCGGATACGACGTTTCCGTCATCCGATGCAACTCATGGCTGATCTGCCGTCGCCTCGCCAACATCCCAAAGATGACAGCATCGTCCTCCAACCCGTCAGACAACGCCCTACCCGCCAACATGTACAACGCATCGGCCTCAGCCAACTCGTACAAAGCAGCCGACTGATGCAACACATCAGCCTCGACCTGCGTCATCGGGGAACCCGTCTCCCACACCTGCCCCTTGAACCCACGGAACTCCGTCACCTCCGTAGCACCCGCTATCTGAGCAATAGCGTGGCGTACAGCAGGATCCTGCGCAGCGTTCCGCATGGCGCTCAACGGGGTGCGCCGACGCAGATTGATCTCCGTTGCCCACCGCTCAATCTTCTTCAACGCCTCATCAACATTGCTGGCAGTAGCACCCTTACCGACGAGAAGATTCCTTGGACCCTTGATCACACCAGCAGGCGACGCAGTAACCGTCAACTTGCTGCGAGCCCTACCAACTGTTTCAAGTTTGAAATCACCAAACGGTGTGCGAATCACAACACTCTTGGTGCCACCGTATCCAGGCGACGGCTTCGGCGGTGTCGGTGTCGACGGAGGACGAATCTCAAACGGTTCAACCTTCGGCGGACTCGCCCCCGCAGGGAACGACTCCTGCATCTGGTTCAACAACTTCTCAACCTTGGGCCGATCCTTCTTCTCCAGGGTCGGATGATCCAACATTCGCGCCAGGGCTGTTCTGATCTTCTGAACCTGCGACTCGGTTTTCGCCGTAATCTTTACAGACCCAGGCTGAATGGTGACACCATCCATGCCGCCCAACAGCGACACAACCGATTCGCGGATAGAACTCCTGGCGGGCAGCATCAACGTTCTGTGCGTCTTCCACTCCGAACTGATGCCGCCACCCCTGGCTACGGCTTCCCCTGTTTCGCGGGCCACACCACCAGAAGCCTCATCAGCCAACCGTGCCGTGGTAGACGAACCGATTTCTACGTTGGCAGGATCTAAAAAGAGGTGGACTTCGTGAATCCGATCACCGCCACCAGTCCGTAACCCGTCTGTGTGTCTAATAACGTCGATCCCACGGCCAGACAGGCGACGGTTGAGTTCCCTACTCCAAGAGAAGTATTCGGTCAACCCCCGCACATCTGTACCTTCGACCGTTCGACCAGTCGGCACCAACTCGTGCCACCCCTCCCAAAAACTTCTCCAAGTGCCAGCAGGGTCTTCTACCAGTTCAGCCAAACGGGCTAAACCGCCGTTTTCGTGAGCAAGAACCGCCTTGTTGCGCGAAACACCGTCAAGGGCTTCACGGGCCACGGCCCGAACATCGGTCGACATAGGTGCTTCCGCATCCAACACACGCGGCGGGTGGTCACCCTTCCACACCACGCTGTAAACAGGTTGGTCACCAACCTGTCCTCTTGGCCCCCGGCCCGCTCTGCCGGTAGCGTAATCACCGGCAATACCAATGTCGTTGGTTGCGTAGACACCCGCACCGAACAAACTGTCGTCACCAACATGGAACGCATCAGAGTCGAACACATCTATTTCACGGCTGCTGCCGTGCCAAAGCGGCTCGTCAATAACCCCTGGTGAAGCAACGGCCACCTGATCGAGTTCGTCTAACGACCTGACCACACGGACTGCGGCTTCGACGGCCTCATCGCCTATCGGAGGAACCAAATCTCTCGGAGGTGTCGCCGACGGCGGCACCTCAGGCCCCCGCCCACCACCAGACAACTCGTTCAAATCAGGCAACCTACGCTCGCCACGCCTCGACTGCCACAAATCAGCAAACTGTTGAGCCTGCACCTTCGCAGCCTTCAAAGAAGAAGCCTCCCCCTGATCCACCCCATTCAAAGAAACAACCCACTTCTTCGTGCGCTGATCCTGCTCGATACCCCAAATGTCCATCAAGCGGCGACCATCAGGACCCGAACCACCCTGTACGACAGCAGTATGAACACGCGGCGACGGGAACCGTGCCCGCTTCCTGTAAGCCTTCCCAGAAGCAACATGCTCGGCGTTCACCTCAGAACGCAAAGCATTCCGCTGCTTCGCCGACATCCCTTCGGCCTTCGCAAACTTCGCAACCATGTCCTCTACCGCAGCAAGCACCCTGTCGCTGCGAACAGTTTTACGAATACCCTCCAGTGTCGTTTCCAACCCCGCTTCGATCTGGCCTTCGTCAGGAATCGGATACTTCGGATACGAAACAACTGTGTCTCTTATGAACGCATCACTCTTCGGAGCAGACCACTTCAACTTCACCGCATCAGCCGCAGTCACCGCATCAGCCGCCGCCCGCAACGGCGTCACCGACGCCGTACCACCACCAAACATTTCCTCAGCCTTAGCCAGATCCACCTCCACGATGCCCCCGCCACCACCCCTGGCGGACTTCGGACCCAACTGCCCAATAGCACCCCCAGCGCCATCAACAAAGTCGTTCAACGCATCTGCCTCGTCCAACAACTTTTGCAACTCGGGAGGCAAATCCTTCCAGTTGACAGTGCCATCGTCGGCAACCCTGCCAGCAGCCACCAACCCCTCATCCAACTGCTCAAGCAACTCGTCGATTCGCAGATACGCCTCAACCTCAAGGGTTCCCTCAGGAACCGTGAAACGGCCCTCGTCAACAAACACCTTCGGCGACCGCCTCCTCGGCGCACGCTTCGGAACAATCTCCGAAACAGTGGACCCCTCGTC